TGCCATTCTCGACGAGAATCACGACGCCCGCCGCAAGTGCGCCATATACGAACGCGTCGTAGATGTAGCGCATGTCGATCTGGTGGCCGGAGATGCCCGGAGGATCCTGATGCAGGTTCGCTTCCGCGATCTGCTTCGGCGCGAACACCGATTCCTTGTAGGTCACGATGCAGGCGACGTTCGTCGGCATCCAGCCGCTGGGAACTGCGATGATGTGGAAGGTGCTGAACTCGCCAACCTTGCCGTACATCACGAGGCGCTCTTTGAGCGTATCGCAGGAATCGAACTCGTCCGAAAGGCGCAGCGCCTTCTTGTACGTGCTCTTGATGTAGCAGTAGCGGTCGCCCTTCGGCACGCCTTCGTCGTCGAGCGCGGTTTCAAGGTCGAGCAGCTTCTCCGCGATGTTGGTCTTGTCAATGGTCGCACCAGCGTCGACAACCTTGCCGGCGTTCTGCGCCCACTTGGTGAATGCGTTCTGGTCGATTTCCGGCACGACCTTTTTGACGGTCTGCATGCGAATGACTTTGCCGGCGTTCTTGAGCATCATCTGCTGCGATCTGTCGCCCTTGTCGACGACGAGAGACACAGAGCGGTCTTTCGAGATCGTCATGGTCTGTTTCCAGTCCTGGACGTCCGTCGGGGTACCGAAGCGGTTCGTTCCGCTGCGGGTGTAGTTGCCGAGGTCCTGCGGCACCATGTCGATGGCGACAATCGCCGAGGTGCCGTTCCAGTCGAATTCCTCGCTGGTGCGGCCTGCCGTCAGAGACTGAATACCAAACAGTCTCGGGAGTTTGTTTGCGTACTTCGTTACGAGGTTAATCATATAGATCCCTTCTACGGGATCTTCAGCTTATAGGCCGAGGCCTGCCGCGAACGGGTCTTTGTTGGCCTTTCCTGCGGTTCCTTTTGCCGGGCCCATAGCGCGATCCCGATTTTTGTTATTTTGTTTCGCTGCATCAAGGTCTTTTTGGAGCTTTTCCAGTTTCCCCTTGAGGTCGTTGATCTCGGCGTCCTTGACGGCCTGCAGCGGCGTTTTGCCGCCTGCGATGACTTCCTGGACTTCCTTCGGGAGATCTTCGAGCTTGGCGTACTGCGGATACTCCTTCTGAAGCTCCTGCAGCTGCTTCGCAGCTTCGGTTTCCTCCGCGGTCTTCTTGACCGTGAGCGCCTTTTCCTTCGCGTTCGCCTTTGCAAGCGATGCGAGTACTTCGTCCGGCGCCTCGGGGTACTTGGCTTTCAGCGCCTCAAGCTCCTTTGCCTCCGTAGCAGCGTTGACAGAGGTCAGGAGCGAGTTCAGGGCATCGTCCGCGGTTAAACCGCCGTTCAATCTACCGTATTCGGTCAGGACTTTTTCCACGCCGGCCAGCTTCGTCGACTTGTGATCGTAGTCCATGCCCTTCTGGATGAGCGTCTTCGCTTCATCGCTGAACGGGTCGATCTCTTTCTCCACGCCCTTGTGGATTACCTTGAGCACGTTCTTGACGGAAGTTTCGGGCTTTTTGCTCTTTTTGCCCTTTTCGGGTTTTTCGGTTTCGTCCTCGTCGGGCTCTTCCTCTTCACCCTCATCCTCGTCCTCGTCGGTTTCGTCTGCTTCCTCAGAGTCGGTGTCCTCTTCGGTGTCGTCATCTAATTCCTCTTCGGAATCGTCATCCGTGAACAGATCGGAACCGTCGGTGTCTTCGAAGCCTTCTTCAGCCTCAATGGGCTCTTTGACTTCGGCAGCTTCTGTCGCGTTGGTTTCCCGTGCCATTTGCTTGCCTTTCCGCGCTTACGCGCTATGTTGATTTATTGAAAAACGCTGCCTGGTGTCTGCGGCGTGTTTCCCGGTGGTAGTTGCGGCATCGCCTGCGGCATTTCTGCCGCGGCCTGCTGTGCTGCTTCACGCTGCTTGAGCGCTTCGAGAATCTTTGCTTTGTTCGGTATGTAGTGATCCGGCGTGGATTCTACGTACAGCTTTGCGTCGATGACGCCGTTCTGGAACAATCCGTCGAGCGTCTGAATCTGCATGATCTCGTTCCAGTACGCTGCGGTACCCACATCGACGTTGAGCCGCGCATCGGGGCTGTCGAGCTTGGCGAAGTCAAACTCAATCGTTTTGACCGGTTCGCCGTCGGCATCCATGAGAATCGTTCCGTCGGCAGTCTTGAAGGACTCCGCCGCGACTTGGCGTTTTCCGTAGTGGTTACGCATCAAGTCAACGATGATGCGGGCTTCCTGCTCGGCGTAGTCTTTGAAATTGAGCTTCGGCAGCTCCATCGGCACGCCCGCCTGTTGGGATGCTGCGATGATGGCCTGCGCGTTGTCGGGTCTTACATTGCCCAGCGCAGCGTCGGATGCACCGATCTGCTCTTTGATCTGGCTGATCAGCTCGCGGATTGCTTCCATCGCCTGACTGCTGGAATCTCCGCCGCGTACGACGTGGAAATAGTCCGTGATTCGGTTGTTGATCCCGCCTTGTCCAGAGTAGCTAATCGCGCTTCCGACTTTGTTGTTCCATCCGCCCGGGAACTTGTCTTTGTCGTAGATGACTTTCGGCCACGCGTTCATTTCGATGTTGCGGATGTACATCGCCATGATGCGGTTAATCGAAATCTGATTTTGAATCAGCCCCGTGACGATGGATCTTCCGTGGAACTGCTCCGAGACTTCTTCCCAGACGAACCACGCGATCGGATAGCGTTTCAGTCCGGTGTTAAACGGCTTGCGGATGCAGGAGTTCTGCGTGGTCTTGGTTGCCCAAATCGTTCCGTCTTGACGCCATAGCTTGATCAAAACCGTGCAATGGTCGTATTCGTCGCTCTTCTCTTGAGTGTTGTCATCGTCATCCGCTACGATCAGCTCGACGTATCTGTTATGCATGCCGTTTTTCTTGGCTTCGGCGCGGGCTTCGGATACCAACATGCGCTGAACCAGGATGTTGTACGGCTGCTCCTGTACGTCTTTGTTGTAGGGGTTTCCGAAGATGACGTTTCTGCCTTCGATCAGGTCGCTCTTGATCTCTCCTTTGACCGGCTGTCCGTTCTCCACGTCCGGATCGAAGTAGTAGTACTTCGCGCAGTCACCGTGTACGGCGCCATTTCTGGCTAACATGCGGTTTTTCTGTTTGGAGTTGGTGATCTCGATAACACGATCAATTTCGGCTTTCAGCCCCTCCGAAATGAGCGCGATATCGTCGTTTTTCCGCAACGCTGAGAGCGAAACCGCGATGTCGTCGCTGACGATCTGGGCGATTGCCCACGAAACGACCAGGTGCGTGATGTTGATGACGGGTTTCGGCAGGTCCGGCGCGTTGACGCCCTCCCATTGCTTTCCGACGTACATGTTTTCGTTGACTTCCACTTCGTCGTAAAGCCCAATTCCGTCTTTGAACGCACGACCGCTCTCGTACTCTTCCCAAATCAGTTTGGGTTTGGTCTTGATCGTGTAATCCGTGTCGATCATTTCTTGTCTCCGTTCTTCAACGCGTTAAGCGGGTCGTATCCCATCATGGCGTCGATCTGGTCGTTGATCGGAATCCCGCTTTTAGGCAATGTCTCTACTCCCGCGGGCTCCGGTTCGGCACCCCGTTTTTCTTCCGGTTCTGCCTCCGGCTTGGTGTCCGGCTTCTTGCTCATGTTTGCCATGAAGAATCCGAGTGCTACCAGTCCGCCGCCTGCGATCACATAAAGAATTTCCATACGCACCTCAAATGTTGATGATTTCTTTGGATTTCCAGTTCTGTTTCGGCGTTTTCGTGTAGGACTGCGAAGATTGCGGCGCCGATCCAAGCAGCGACGGCAGATTCAGGTGCTGCACAATCGACGGCATGGGTGTCAGAATGCGCAGCCCGCGCGCGATGGCGTAGAAGGTCACACTCATGTCATCCTCGGGTCTGATCGGGTTTTCGAACACGGGCTTGATCAACTGCTTCGGCAGCATGATCCCGACGCCGAACGCCATCCTGGAGCACACATTCGCCACCGGCGCGCCCGGCACGAACGCGCTCGGGTGATACAGCGTGAAGATCTCTTCCGGGTGATTTTTCGCGAGCGTTTCCACGATCTCGCGAAATCCTTCGCAGGTTTCCGCGTCATCTGCCAGCACCACGCGGTGCGTGCAATCAGCCGGCATCTTCGCGAGCCATGCTTTGCGGGCCGTGTACAGCGCGTCCCCGCCGTCTTTACGGTCATCCCATACAACCGCTTCATCCGGCAACGCGAGCGCTTCCTGAAGCTTCTGTACGTTTTCCTTGCGCGATTTGTGCGCCATGATGCGAATGTCAACCTTATCTGCCATAGTTCATGAAATCCTCCATTTGTTTGTCGTAGGTGTGTTCTTCCAGATACTGTTCGGTGACAGCCTCGGCGCATCTCGGTCGACCGTCCATCATGTAGCGCAGCGCGTCCGGTAAATGGGTGATATCATGCGGCTCTTTCGCTACATCGCTTACCTTCTTCTCGTCGTGCTGCAGATTCGTCAGGCAGTGGATCAGCCTGTTGCAGGTGTTGAAGATCCGCAGCCTCGGATGCGATTCTCCTGTTCCGTCAGGAACGTTCTTCAACCACTCCTTGATGTTCAGCCATCCGTCGACGCGCCCGTTTGCCGAGTATGCAAGCGTTACGCCGTTTTCATGGAAGATCTCCGCCATCGACTTGCCGGTTTCTTTCGTTCGGTTCCACATATCAGGTGGTGCAAACGTTAGCTCGATTTTCTCGTTCGCCGGCGTGAGGCTTATGATCGCCCTTGCAAACGCCGAAATAACCAGATCTTTCATTTCGAACTCGCGGTACACGTAACTGTTGCCCAGCTCGTCGAACGCTCCCCACACACACGCTGCGCCGTCGAGACCGTAGTCAATTGCGCGATACTTGATCCAGTTCTCCTTGATGTCGATCGGGTCGATCGCGTGCAGCTCGCGCCGCCACTCGGAGAAGTACTGTCCGGACAGGACATCCCAGTCACCGTCCATATGCGCACGCCGGAGGTCTTCCGGCAGGTTCATCAGTGTTTTAACGTAGGTCTTGTCGTGCTTAAATAGCGCGGGGTTGTCCTTGATCGTCGCTTGGATGAAGTAGTAATCTTCCGGCACTTCTTCCCCTTGGTAGATTCGATCGATGAACAACCGCTTGACCCACATGTGTCCGACGCCGCCGGGGTTGCAGGTGTAGTACATCCGCGGCGAGAAATCATCTCTTTTGCTTCGGTTGCAGGTGGTCAGGAACGTCATTTGTGCTTCCGTGAAATGCGTCGCCTCTTCGAGGAAGATGACGTCATATTCATGTCCCTGGTAACGGTAAACGTGCTTTTCTTGCTCGCAGTATCCGAGTTTGATTCGGCTTTTGTTCGGGAAGGTGAATACGTGCTTTTGCGTGTTGTATTTCGCAACTCCCGCAAGCATCCCGAGCAGCGGCACAATATGGTTTTCTTCTAGTTCCGGCAGCGTCCGTCGAAGCATCAGTATTTTCAGCCCCGGATATCGAAGTGCCAGTTTGACCGCCTTGTCGTCTACGACCCAGCTTTTTCCGCCGCCTCTCGCTCCCCCGAAACAGATATGCCGCGCGCGAGCCAGTTCAAATTCATGCTGTTTTGGCTGCGGTCGCTTCAATACCAGCTGCATTATTCAAATTGCCCCTTGTCCGCTTCGGGTATGACGACCTCGACTTCTCCTTCACCCTCCGCGCTATCCTCTCGGCTCGCCTTCCACTTATCCGGCTTCCGGTTGTTGAGCCAGTACTGTGCCGCCCGCGGGTCCGGCGGCATGTGCTTGGTAACCTCAATGACCTCTATGGTTTCTTCCGAGCATTTGCCCTCTTCTGTCCAAAACTCGCGTTTTGTCTTCATCGGCACTTCTTCGATGTAGTCGTACCCGGTGGCGCGCTTCAGCAGCGCGTTTTCCACCTCGACGTCGACGATCTCTTTGCTTTTCCTGATCGCCTCTGCAAAAACCGGGTGTTTGGTCTTCCACAGGCTCAGAGTTGAACGAGAAATCTGCATTTGCCTTGCAAGCGTCTCGTCGGTCGCACCATCACGCACCCAAGCAGCGATCATGAGCAGACCGTCGGCTGTCAACCATTTATCGGCCTTGCTTTTGTGCTGTTTTTTCTTTTTCTCGGTCGGTTTGCGTGCCATGATGACCTCCAACAAAAAAGAGCCCCCGTTTCGGAGCTCTTTATGCTTATATGTTAGCGGATAAAAACGTTACTTTTCGGTACTCTTTTGGTTTACTTGGATTTTTTTGTAGATTTGGGCGATTACCTTGCGTTCCCGCTTCGTTGCGCCCTCTACGGTGATGTTCAGCTTCGATGCTACCATGATCCAGCTCCAGCCGTTCTTGTAGCGCATCGTCAGCAGCTCGCGGTCTTCCGGCGAGACGCCTTCCATGATCTCGTCCATGAGTTTTTTGAACGCGATCTCGCTCTCTACCGCCTTCGTGCCGTCGGTGACGCATTTCGCGTAGCTCTCCTGGAGCTTTTCGAGGTCTTCGGCGGATTGTGCCGTCGGGTCGGACTGCTTCCCGCCGTCGACTTTGATCTCCGCCCGCGCGCGCAGGCAGGATACCTCCGAAACGCGCTCCTGAAAGAAGCTGATCTCTGCATTCGTCCGCTTGCAGTAATCCGCGACGTGCCCCCAGCGCCAGAGCAGCTGGCGGGTTTCCTTCCGTTCGCGTGTGTCGTTATACTTCTTCGCCAGTGCTTTCTTGTTCAAATGAGGCCTCCTTTCCAAATTCTTCTGCCCTGTCGAGTAGGATCTGTGCCGCTTGCAATGCTCCCTGTTTATCAATCTTCGCGTTCGTATCGATGACTACCGCCTTGTAATTCGCGATTTCTTTGATTTCAGCTTTTGATGGATTGAAGCTACTCTCCCGCGCTGTTTTCACAATCGAGTCCTCCTTCCAATCTCCCGCGCTTACCATCCTGCTTAATGCGTCCCTGATATCTTGAACGGTCAGCGGTGTGGTGGCGTCCGGTACGCTGTTTGCGGGCTTCTTGGTGCATTGCTTGTATGCGTACTTCAGAAGTTTTGTGTTTCCTGTTGCTACGACCTCAATTCCTAGCGGCTTGAGCTTTTTCTTGAGCTCAATCCAATGTTCCTTTTTTGCGTTTCTCGCCGATATAATGATCATTTTTGAATACGGCATGTACAGGCATTTGTGCATAGATCACTCCACGACCCCGCCGCACGGCTTCACGAATCGGTCCATCGCCATCTGCGCGATCCGCTCCAACGCCATCTTCGGCGTGTGTCCGTCCCATTCCGGCGCGTTCGGCAGCTCCTGCGCGTGGATCATGTTCCAGTACGGTTCCACGTTCATGTGGTAGTTTACTTGACCGTACGGGGTGTTGATGCCGCAGACAAACATGTCGTCGTACATCGTGCCGTCGTGGTGCTTGAGCGACTTCCACGCGATATCCTGATGATCCGCGCAGATCAGCGCGAAGAGCGTGCATCGGTGGTCGTAGAGCTCGTTGAAGGTGTGATAACCGTCGGAGAGTTCGCCCGGTGTTTCCCGGCGCGTCAGTTCGTTGCGGACGGCGCTCAGGACAAAGTCTTTCTCAAACAGCGTGATGTTTGTGAATCCGTGCTCGCGTGCCACGTCCGTGATGGTCTGTACGGTCATCGCATCGATCTTTTCGACGCAGAGCGACATGAACTTGTGGGTTTCCGAGATTGTCGCGTCCTCGGTTTTCGTCACCGGCGGCAGGTTGATTTGGTGCATCGGAGGATATTTGATGCTTGCGTAGCCTTTGTCGTTCATGGTTTGTCCTCCATCGCTTCCTCGCGGGTGATCCGCTCAAAGGTGTATACCCATACCCATGGGTTTTTATCCCAGCCATAGCCGCGCGCAGCGTTGAGCTTGTTCCAAAGGTCGTGGAATGCCGCGCGCGCAGTCTGATCTACACCGAGATAGTGCATTTCTCTTACGCCTTCCGCCCGCGCGTCCTCTTCTGTGATATTCTGCAATCGTTCGGCTCGGACTTCGGTGACGCGAAGGAAGATGCGGGAAAACGCTTTAGGCATAAAGATGCTTGGTTTCCACTTGACATCATCAATTCCAACGTTTTGCGAAATAGCCCATTGCTTCGGGATAATGCCGCCATCATCACTTGGCTCGATATACCATGCACCAGATCCGTCAGGGTTTTCTCCGCAGACTACGTTGCCGAGGCAGAACGTTTCGCGAACATACAGAACGTTTCCGGACTGATAGCTCGCAACCTGCTCTGGTTTATAAGAGTCGCCTGTCGCTTGATCGATGTAAGCGAATGGCTTGCCGTCGACTTCAATATCGAATCGGTTTGAGATATCTTTATCGATCACCCGCCGCGTCATGGTCTTCTGTTCGGCAAAAATAGCCTGCACCATAGGTGCGCTGAATAGTATCGGTTTCAGCATGTCTTCTCCATTTCCGCCCGCAGGCTGTCTTTGATGTAGTAGGTCAGTCCGCGCCGCTTGCAGATGTGTTTCATTCGGCGGCCTCCTTGAAGTATTCCAGTGCTTGATCTCGTGCCTCGGTGAGCGCGCGGAACTGTTCTGCTGTGCCGCCGCTGTCCGGGTGCAGCACCTTCGACAGCCTGCGGTATGCATCGTTGACTTGATCGACGCTTTTCGGGATCTCCGTGAACTGCATCATCAGAAAGCAGCGCGGGATATCCTTCGGCGCCGGAAGTGCTTTCATGCCGACAACCCACGTTTGCAGTTCATAGATGCCGCGTTCAGCCATGCGTGCGATATCTTCAAGCGTCAACACGACCTGCGCGAATACGTCAGAACCATACTGGATATTCACGCCGTGCGCCTTGGCGTTCGCTACTGAGTGATTGAACCGGTAGAGTTGACCTTTGTAGAAGAATTCTACCCAGCATTCCAGGCGCGTCCATCCGTAGTCGAAACTTTCAACGCCTAGCCGCGCCATGACCTTCTCGAGCTTTTGCTCGTATGACTTCGAATCGCCGTATTGTTTAGCCATTGGTGCCCTCCTGCATCATTTCCGTGGGTTCACGAAATTGATCGGGGTTGTAGGGGTCGGGCTTCGACATCCACGCGAGCACAGTTTCCGTGCTTAATGGCTGGTTTACGGCGTTGTACCATGATCCGTTTGAG